TGCTTTGTACACAGTGCGGTCACATTTTTGATTATAAAGATGCAAAGATAGCCAAACGATCTATTTATAATGTAACGACCGTTGAAGAAAAACATTGTCCTAAGTGTGATTCATATATGATAGAAGATATGCAGCACTGGAAATATTATGACAAATTTTTAAAATTTGCATATAGTGGAATAAATTAATATCAAAGGAGAGAACAAGGAATGAGATTTAATGCTACTGGTTCATTAATGTTTAACTCGTTAGAGAGTAAGTTACCCTGGAAGAGAGAGGGTAAGACAAAGAATGGTGACAAGTATATGTCGGTGAACATTGCTATCGCTTCAACAAAAGCAAACCGTATGATGAGTGAATGCTTCGGAATGGTTTCTGATGAAATCAAGACGATGGATACAGATAATGAGAAGATATCTATCGATTGGAGTGATAGAAACGATCCCGACGTTATCTCAAAGGTTGCTAATTATAAGAAACATATAATTAGCCTTGATGATGACACTCGTAAAGAGTTTATCGCTGATTATGATTTTGTTAAGTTTATTGAGGAACACATTGATGAACTCAAAGACGGAAAGTATATGGTTACGGGTACGTCTTCACTGAATGAGTATCAGGGTAAGATTTCCCAGAGATTCCAAATTCAGAATATTTATCGTGTCGATGATGATACAAAGAATCAGTTAAAGGTTACGATGGATTTCTATTGGATGGCAGATGGTGTTGACCTTTCAGATTGGAAAGAAGAGAAGAAGGTTCGCATCAGTGGATATACAACAGCATATATCCCCGCTCTGAAGAAGAATATGTACGTCACACAGGATGTAGTATTTGACGCAAATAAAATCGATTTCGATAACGATAAGCACGTTGCCCTTCTTAAGTATAAACTTAATCAGATGGGAATGGATCTTGAAGGAGATAAGCCGGTTAATAAGCTTAAGAAGAATAAGGTTTATAAACTTCAAATCATCTGCTCATATTTCAATGGTGCTCAGGAAGTAGAAGTTGACGAGTCAATGCTTAGTGAAAATCAGAAGATGGCAATTAGCCTTGGTCTGAAGAAGTTGGAAGATTTTGCTGATAGCAAGGTATACGGAGATCGCATTATTGAGTATAAGGTAGTAGATTTTAATCTCAAGGGCGATTATGAAGATGGTTGTATCACACTTGATGATAAGGTTTCAGAGTTCGAGGAAGATATTTATACTCCCGCAACTCCCGAAACAGAGGAAGAAGTGTTGGAGAAGGCTATCGAGAAGAAAAATAAGAAGAAAGACGAAGATTTTATGAATAAGCCGGAGTCGGATGATGATGACGATGATGATGACGATGGATTAGATGATCTCTTTGATTGATAACGGATGTTTTCTTGTTCATACAGTGGGGCACTTCGGTGTCCCACATCCTCCCAAAAAACAAGGAAAAATTAAAGATATAAAGTGCGGTGTAAAAAGGGTAGATAGTTCCGCATTTTTTATATAAGCAAAAAGATTAAGAAAAATGTGCCCTACATGAGCATATATGAAATGCCCGAAAGGAAGGCGGGGCACAACACAACACGACGACGAGGAGAAAAACGGATGTCAGGTAGAGTTAAGAAAGCCGCAAGAAGTAAAAGATCTTACAGAGACGACAAGAATTTCAGACAGTTTATGTGGAATGCACATCAGAGAGCTGAAGAAAAAGCAAAAGTACAGTTCGGTCATATGTTGGCTGAAGAAATGAAGAAAGCAAGAGAAGAGAATAAGAAAAAGGAGAATGATTAACTATGGGAAGATTTGGTAAGAAGAATGAAATCAATTTAAACCCTCTGGCTTACAACATTGGTCTGCTTGGTGAGGCCGGAGTCGGCAAATCTACTATCATGAAGGAGATTTGTGAGAAGTTAGCAGGCGATGAAGGTTACATTTCTTTAGATATTGGTCGTGAAGACGGTCATAAAGCCATAAGTGGTATCATCACTGAGTCTGTTCCCGATTGGGCAACGTTCGCAGAAATCGTTGATGATATTGTAGAGAATAAGGATTCAGATTATCCGAATCTTCAGGTAGTTATTATTGATACATACGATCAGTTGTGTGAAATTGCCGAGAAAGAGGCAATTCGTCTCTATAATAAGAAACTTGTAGGCACTGATAAGCCCAAGGTTGACACAATTAACGCAGCATGGGGTGGTTTTGGTAAAGGTCTTGATAAGACAATTGACCTTATGCTTGATAAACTGTGGGCACTCAAGAGTGTTGGTGTTTCATTTATTATAGTGGCACACGTTAAGCGTACTGATATAACAGATGTTATGACGGAAGAAACATATACAATGCTTACTTCCAACACAACACAGCGTTACTTTAACGCAATAAAGCAGAAACTTGATTTCCTTGGTATGGCTTACATTGATAGAGATATTGTTAAGTATAAGACCAAGAAGAAGGATATTAACGGCAAGGAGATTGAGAAGTCTAAGATTTCCGCAGAGTCTCGTGTAATTAATTTCCGTGACGATACTTATTCGGTTGATAGTAAATGTAGGTTTGCAAACATTATAGATAAGATTCCGTTTGATGCCGATGCTTTCATTAAGGCTATGGAAGACGCAATCTCATCTGAGCAGACACACGATGGCATTTCTGTTGCAGATGCCAAGAAGAAACAAGCTAAGGAAGCCAAAGAGGCGGCAAAAATTGCATCTGAAAACTCTGCAAAGGCTCGTGCCAAGAAGGAAGAGGATGAACTTGAAGAGCAGAGAGCAGACATAATTGCTGAGATTACTGATTCGTTTGGTAAGGCATCTGATGTTCAGAAGAAAGCAGCTAAGGACGCACTTGTAGACGCTGGTTTCAAGAAGTTCACAGATCCTGAGGTTCCGGTTACTTTATTAAAAGAGATAGCAGAGGGGCTTACTGCATGAGTAAAAAATTTGGTTCCGACAAGTTTGATAAATGGGACAGACAATTGAATAAGTGGGAGAGTAGTGAATTTTACTACTCTTCCGAAGATTATGAAAATTATGCAGACGACGTAGAAGAGGACGAAGAATATGAGAGTAGAGAGCGTGAGAGAGATTGATGTTGACCGTGTTATATCAGAACTTGACACGAAAGCCAACATGAAACAGGAAGATAAAAAGATAAAGGGAAGGTTTTATGAAGTGGTAGTCAACAAGCAACTCCTTATTGATGCTTGTGATGCACTCAGACACTATCGTAAGAGAGAGACAGAAAATGCTGTTGTAGAAGATGATCTTAAGTAAAAAAGATAGGAGAAGAATATGCTCAATGCTAAGGGTGCCAGAGAACTGGCTTATGTAGTCACTATTACAGACGTTCAGCCCATTGAAGGTTATGATAGGGTTGAAGAGGCTATGATCCGTGGTTGGCATTGTGTTGTTGGTAAGGGCGATTTTCGTCCAGGCGATAAGGCTGTTTACTTTGAGGTGGACAGCCTCCTTCCTTCCGACAAGTTTGCCGACTTTGAGTTTCTTGCCAAGAAACACTTTAAGGTTAAAACACAGAAGATGTGTAAGCGTATCAGTCAAGGACTGTTGCTGACGCTTGAACAATGCGGATTAAATACTGATGATTATAATGAAGGCGATTTCCTTACCGATGTAATTGGTGTTGTTTATGCAGATCCGGCGGATAATGCTCGTAAGGGTAGGGGTGGCAAGAAGAAAGATAATTATAATCAATTCTTTACAAACGGACTCAAAAAGTATAAAATTTTACGTTCAATTGTAAAGACTAAGATAGGACATAAAATATGTCTCTTCTTATTTAGACAAAAGAAGAAGGCTGAATGGCCGGCATTTGTAATAAAAACTGACGAAGAAAGAGTACAAAATCTTTCCCCTAGTGTCTTTGATGATAAGCGTTCTACTTATGAAGTCACAGAAAAGCGCGATGGTACTTCAACAACTGTAGCAATACAGAGAACAAGATTTGGTTATAAGACATGGATATGTTCTCGTAATGTTGTTGTTTTTGATGGTAAGACCACTAATAAAGGCGGATATTACGACGGAGTGACCGAAGTTAATCCATATATTGAAAGTGCCGAGAAGTTCCACTTGCTTGAATTTCTTAAGGACTTTATGGATAAGCACGAAGATGCTAAGTGGGCATACCTACAAGGTGAAACATTTGGTAAAAATATACAGAAACGTGATTATGGTTTAGACGGTACAACTTTTGAAGCATTCACATTTGTAGAGTCTACAAGACCAAGATATACATATACTGAAATGAAGAGAATGCTTGATGATTATGATATTCCAACAGTACCAATACTTGCAAGAGTATGTACCATTATGGATTCTTGTGATGCTATGGTGTCCTTTGCCGCTGGAGAAGCGGAAAAATATGGTGGTATGCGAGAAGGAATTGTTTGGAGAAGTGAACAAAATCCGCAGTTTAGTTTTAAATCTGTAGATCCCGAATATTTGCTTAAGTACCACGGATAAAAAGATAAATTAAAGGGGTTGATTTTGTCAGCCCCTTATGTTATATTAAGATTGGGATTGATAATATGTCTGAAATAATTGATTTTGATGCACTAAAAAATTGTAGTATGCAGATTAACAAAAACGCAGTGAACGCACTTATGTATCTTAAAGATTTTTGTGCCAATCAGCGTCAAAGAAAGTGTAATGATGGTATGTGTATATTATATACGTGGTGTAAGGGCACAGAAAATCGATTAGAATATCCACGCAATTGGGATATAAAAGGATAAATTAAAGGTGAAATATGTATGATACATTAAGCGGGGAGATATCTATGGTTAAGTCATTTCTGATAGGTGTAATTGTAGGACTATTATATGTATTTGGTTTTATGGTTTATGAAAAAATCAAGGAGAATAAACATGAAAAGAAAACCTAAATGGCGTATAGCAGCACTCAGAGATATTGTAAAATCTCCATCCAGGGGCACCGTGCTTATTGATAGTTGTGAGACATTCGATGTGGGTTATGAAACTATGGTATTTAAATGTGATAGTAGTGGTAATATTGAAAGTTATTTGGATATAGACCGTGCAATTTATCCTACATTTGAAGATATGAAATATGGTCATCAACAGATGATAGGTAAGTGGAAAAATAAATAAGGAGAGAATGTATGTGCGATTACGAAGCCAATAAAAAGGTTAAGTTACATTTTAGTATCAGAGATGATTTTGGCAATAAGTATGAGTTCAAAAGTATAGAAAAACTTGATTATTCATTTGAAACTATGAATGTTTTTTATCTTATCAAGGCTTTCAAAAAGTTCCTTATAAATGCTGGATATAATAAAAGTATTGCAGATAGCGTGACTTATAAAGGTATTACAGAAGAGCAAGAGGAAGAAATAGAAATATGAGAAAAATAAAACTTCAGGATACAGGAGAATACAGCACAAGTGATGTAGCCTATCAAGCTCCTAATAAGAAGTATTACAGCAACGAGGCTGCTTATCAAAAGATGGTGACAAACTCGACATATAGACAAAAGTGTATTGACGGTATGTATGAACTTCTTGGGTATAAAGACTTTATGAAGATTCCTACATATTTTTATAAACGGCTTAAGGAGTGTGAAGGCTACGGTTATGATGTTGTTTATAGATGCATACAGATAAAAGCCAAAGACATTAAGTGGGCACTTGCCAATAAGGAGTTTAATACTGAAGTTGGCAAGATGATGTATATATGGGCAATTCTTAATAATAGTATGAACGATGCTCTTAGAGAAGTTGTGGCTGAACGGAGAGAGAATGAGAGAGCAATACGTAAGGAATCTGAAACATGCGTTAATGAAGATGATCTTGATATCAAAGATGTCAAACAGCGAACAGTTAATATTAGCAGATTTTTGGAGGATTAAATGGATATCAAGGATATACCTGAAAAATTACTTGATAAAAGAGAACAAATAGAGTGTTCGTTTATTTTCACATTTTTTAAAGATATGAGCCTACTTGGTGATTATGCAAGAAACGTGGTTAATGGCGAAGATATAATTACCGAGGACGGTCAATTCTATTATGGCTTGATATTGGGATTGGAGAAAGCCGGATATCAAGTTGCGGACAGCATGTCTATCCACACATATCTTGAAGACAAGAAGAATATCAAAAAGAAATTTGATGAACGTGGTGGATTTACTACTGTTAAAGAGATTACGGATATAGTTAATGTCAACAATATAGATGCCACATTTGACGAATTGGTTAAGAACAATATGTTAATTCGTCTGCACGAAAAAGGATTTAATGTACTCGATGATATTGAAAAGTTTAAACAGATGACATCAGAAGAACTTTACAATTACTTTGAGTATCAGTTGGCTGACATAGCTATTGGTAAGATTTCAAAGATAGATGCCGAAGATCTTACACGAGGTTATGATAAGTATATCAAGAGTTGGGACGAAGGCGAGAGTATTGGATATAAGATAGGCTCAAAGATGCTTAATTATCAACTCTTGGGGGTACATAAGAAGAATCTTCTTTTGCACCTGGCTGGTATTGGTAACGGAAAAACATCTTCGGCAATCTCGTGGTATATACTTCCGGCCATTGAAAATCAAGATGTAGTTATCATAGCCAATGAGCAGAGTGTTTCTGAATGGAGACAGATGATTTTATCAACTGTGCTATTCAATAAGATAGGCGGTATTAAGGGCTTTGATAGACACAAAATGATGGTTGGTAAATATACCGATGAACAAAAGGCTAAACTTAAAGAGGCGGCTCAGTGGCTTGAAAAACAAAAAGGCAAGATAATTTTCATTGAGACACAAGATTATAGCACTTCAAATATTAAGAAGATAATAGGAAGATATAGTGCTCTTGGGTGCAGCCTTTATATACTTGACACGCTTAAGCCAATGGATGATGCGTCTGATAAGTCGTGGGGAGAGTTTTCCGAAGTAGCAAAAGAACTCTTTATACAAGCCAAGAAACACGACGTTGCCATAATTGCAACGGCTCAGTTGTCACCAGATGCTATGTCAAGAAGATACCTTGATTTAACATGTATAGCAAAGGCTAAAGCCATAGCGGAGACAGCTTCACAAGTAGTAATGTTTAGACCACTTACCGCTGATGAGCGCGAGAAAGTAAAGGGATTTAATTATGAAGGAAAAATTAAGAAAGTTGTGGATCTCGATAAAGATAAGGATTACATTATGGTATTTACTCCTAAAAACAGATTCGGACAAGTAAGCCCACAGATTCTTATGGAACGTAATATGAACTTTAACTCTTATAAAGATATTGCGTGGACAGAGTGTTCGTATGATCAGTTTAAGACGAGGTGAGTCTATGAAGATAACTATTAATGATATTAAAATCCCAGAATACTTCACACCACCTAACGATGAGAAGTACAGAAAAAAAGAACATATGTATATAAAAACCGGGTATTTAAGTCCGATTATAGTAGATCATAATAATGTGTTGGTTGACGGATATATAAGTTATCTGATACTTAAAAGATCTGGCGTTCAAGAAGTAGAATGTGTTCTACCAGAAGATGGTAATGAAATAGTTACTTATATAACTGGCACTCATTTGAACGGCAAGAAAGAATACACATGGATGGTACCTCGTAGATTAGTACATAGGTTTGCAAATAAGATAAGTGTAGGCGATAGAGTGTTCTGTTATTCAAATAAGAGAGTGGCACCAGTAATTGTTAAGAGTGTATTTACCGCTCCAAAAAGCGGAAAGTTTTCTCAAGTAGCAGGTTGGTAGGGAGGTGATAAAATGGGCTGCGATATACATCTTCATTGCGAATATCGTAAAGATGGTATTTGGTACAACTGTGATAATTTCGAGTGGGATCCAAAGAGTGAAGAGTATGTGTTTACATCAATTTATTCAGATAGGTGTTATGATCTGTTTGGCGTATTAGCCGGAGTAAGGTCTGCTACTTGCGAACAAATTGATGAACCTCGTGGACTTCCTGAAGACATGGCATTAAAAACAAAAGAAATGGCTGATGCTGATAAGGAGTGGACTCATTCACATTCACACTTAACAATGAAAGAACTTCTTAAGTGGAAGGAAAAACAGCAACGCAAGTGGAAGAAATACAAGAAACAAAAAGGTAATAAACTTGTTCACACAGAGTACGACGATGATGTTATT